TGTTTTAGTTTATAGTGATAGTGCTTATTGTATTAATTGCTATAAACAGCGTTGGTATGAAAATTGGCAAAGAAATGGTTGGATAAATTCAAAAAAACAGCCAGTTGCTAATCGTGAATTATGGGAAAAACTAATCCCTTATTTTTATGATGTAAGATTTAAGTTTGAAAAAGTAAAAGGTCATACAGATGATAAATGGAATAATTTTGTAGATAAATTAGCTGTGGAGGCAAAATTTAATGGATAAGATAATAATTGTTAATGGGAGTGCTGGCAGTGGTAAAGATACTTTTGTAGATTTTTGTTTGGAGATATTAGGCCCTTATGGAGCGAAAGTGTCAACTGTGGACTTTGTGAAATACCTCGCAGCACAGTGCGGCTGGGATGGCACAAAGACTTTAGAAAATAGAAAATTTTTAAGCGATTTAAAAGATTTGCTTACAAAATGGGCCGATGTTCCTTATCACAAAACAATGTGTGAAATTGAAAATCATTTTTTTGGTTTGGGACAGTTTGATTTGAGAGACATGGGCGTTGTATTTGTAATGTGTCGAGAGCCAGAAGAAATTCAAAAATTTGTTGAACGCACTGGCGCAAAGACCTTATGTATACGGCGCCAAAGCGCAGAAAAACAGGCAACATCTAATCATGCCGATGCAAAAGTTTTAGAATATGAATATGATTATTATATTGATAATAACCATTCACTTGAGCATTTGAAAATAGCCGCAAAAACTTTTGTTGACTTAATTAGAAAAAAGTGATATAATTATAATAGAAAGTGAAAGGAGAAAATAAAATGATTGATAATGTAGATTTTCACAATATGGAGAATCAGAAATATTGGTCGTTTCCTTCTGGTTATAAAAAGGACGCTCGCGCTGAAACACGCAATATGATTTTTAGCGGCGATTATATTGGTGCCAGAAAAATCGACGGCGCATTCTACAAATTTATAAAGCATGACGATGGTACAATGGAGTTGCTTGGGCGCAGTAAATCCGTAAGTGGAGATTATTTGAATAAGATTGATTGGGTTCCTCAACTTCATTCTTTCTTTGAAAGTTTACCTAATGGCACTTGCCTGCTTGGTGAACTCTACTTTCCTAATAACGAGGGTAGCAATAAGGTAACAACCATTATGGGATGTTTGCTTGAGAAAGCCCATCAGCGACAGGAAGTAGGTCAAAAGCTTCACTACTATGTTTTTGATGTATTGGCTTGGAATGGTAAGAGTCTATATAAGGAAAATATTGAAAAGAGAATTGAATATCTTGAAAGTCAAATAGTAGAAGAAGTAGTTACATCTTTTGAAACTTATATTCAAGTTGCTGAATATGCTGAAGGCGAAAAATTATGGAATTTTCTTCAGGCGACTCTCGCTAATGGCGGTGAAGGTATTGTAATCACCAAAAAAGGAACCTGTTACCAGCCTGGTAAACGTCCCGCGCGCCAGACTCTTAAAGTAAAGAAAGAATTGCAGGAAACTATCGATTGCTTCTTTACTGGTCATTTTTCTCCTCCCACTCGTGTCTATACTGGCAAAGAAATTGAGAGTTGGAAATATTGGGAAAATCTCCAAACTGGTGAAAAAGTTGAAGGCGCGCTGTATAAGGACTATTATAATGGCGCCCCTCTTGAAGCAGTTACCAAACCTTACTTTAATGGTTGGGCAGGCAGTTTGGAAATTGGTGTAGTTAAGGGGAATAAGGTGGTGCCAATTGGTTATTTAAGTGGGCTTACTGATGAAATAAAAGCAAATCCCGCAAAGTATAAAGGCGTTTGCATTGAAGTCAGCGCGATGCAGTTCACTGATGACGGCGCCTTGCGTCATGCAAAAATGATTCAATTCCGACCTGACCTCAACTTTAAGGATTGCACTTGGGAAAAAATGAGAGGTATCGAAGAATGAGTAAGGGTGAAGAAAAAATTATTTCTCTTCTCCAACGTTCGCCTTATTCTTTTGAGCGAGAAAAATCTTTTTAGGATTTCCGAAATGGGAAATATCGTTTTGATTTTTTTCTTCCTCAAATAAACACTTGTATCGAAGTCGATGGGGTACAACACTTCCAAATTGTACCCCATTTTCATAAAACTCGCCAAGACTTCCTCCAAGCACAAGAGCGCGACAGACGTAAAAATTCTTTTTGCCTTGCGCGCAAGATTACATTGATTCGTATTCCTTATTGGGAAATAGATAAGCTAAATTCCTATTTTGATATATTCAACTCAAAATTTTTGGTAAAAAATAGATATCACAATGATTATATAAAGGTCCCAAAAGAATATACTTCCTCTTCTAAAAAATGACTTTAAAAAAGAGAAGAGGAGGTATGTCATGGACAACTTTCAATATTTAGCCGACTTGGTTATACTGATTGGTGGTGTCTGCGCGGCCATAATCACCATCTGTAAAATGTTCGGTAAACCAATCAATTTTTTTAAGAAAAGAGAAGAGCAAAGGAAAGAATAGGAACTAAAGGAAGAGGCTATTCGTATTAAAGCAATTTTAACAGAACTTCTTCCCGGTATGTTCCTAGAGCATGACCTTGAAACTCGACAAAAATATAGGGGTGACAGAGAAAACTATCTCAAAGAAATTAAATGCGCCACCCTTGAAGATTTATAGAGTCCATTAGATGAATTAATTAAAATTCAAAAGGAATTAAAAGAAGAGTTAGAGAAGGTCAATAGAAGCACGAAGGATATGCTTCGTTAGAGAATTATTGCGATTTATGATACATATAAAATAGAAGGAAAAATTCCTCAAACTGTTAGAGAGAACTTAGATGAACTTTATAAAGACTATACCTCTCAAGGTGGGAACAGTTATATTACCAAGTATTATAAGCGCATGATACAATGGGAAGTAATTCCAGATATTCATGAAGAAGAATAATTTTTAGAAGAAAGGGACAAAATTTGATTTTTGTCTCTTTTTTTGTTATAATTAAGAAAAGTAAAATAGGAGAAAAATATAATGGAATTATTTCTTATAAGTATTATAGGTTGTTTAATTATAGGTTTCTTATTTTATATAGATAGTAGAAATAAGAAACATAAGTAGAAAGAATAGGAATATATTAATAAAATAAAAGAATAGGAAGATTTTATTTAGAAAGCAAAAGATGATAAAATTGAATTGTTAGATAGTGATGTTGCAGTATTAAAATAGAAATTAAAAAATTTAGTTGATGAAATTTATGAAAAACAAAGGCTTAATAAAGAATTAATTAAACTGCGCCAAGAAGAACTTGATGAAATAATTAAAAAAGAAAGAATTGAAAAGCAGAAGAGTCTTGAAAATGAAATGATTGCTTTTCGTCAATCATAGCTTGCTCAAATTAATGCAGAAGTATCTGCAAATCAAATGCTTTTTGAACGAAAGAAAGAAGAATTAGCCAATATACTTTCTGCTGAAAAAGAAAAGTGTGAAGCTGAGGTCTCTAAAATAAAATTGTAGCTTGAAGATTTTCGTATACAGCGCGAAAGCGTTAATCAAGCGATTCTTCGAGAAAAGGAAATTCAAGAACAACAAGACTTTTATAGAATTGTTGTTACAGAAAAAGAACAAGCTGACATTCAAGTCTTACAAGATATTATTCCGAGATTAAACAATCGAGAAGCAATTTCAAAATTAATTTGGGAATTGTATATTCGGCGCCCTGTACAGGAAATGATAAAGCGAATCACAAAAGGAAAAAAGATTAGTGGTATTTATAAGATAACTTATTTAAAAACTGGCGAAGCGTATATAGGAAAGACCACTGATATATCTACTCGTTGGAATAACCACCTAAAAACAGTTTGTGGTTTAGAAGGCGCGGCGCATTCTACATTACATACTCATATGGAAAGAAACGGTTTATGGAATTACACTTTTGAGATACTTGAAGAGGTTGATAAAGATAAGTTAAGTGAGCGAGAAGCTTATTACATTGACTTTTATAATACAAAGAACTATGGTTTAAATCAAAAACGAGGCGGATAAAATGAATTTAAGTAAACTTCAAAAAGAAATAGTTGAATCAAAAGAAAATAAAATAGTTGTTATGTCTGCAGCGGCGAGTGGTAAAACAGCAGTATTAACTGAGCGAGTTCGCTTTTTACTTCGTTCTGGTGTAAAACCAGAAGCAATGGCGGTTATTACCTTTACAAATCTTGCGGCAGAAGAAATGCGTTCGCGCCTAGCAGAAGATTTTAAACCAGGTTTATTTATTGGAACTATCCACTCTCTTGCAAATAGCTTTGTTAGAGCATATGGAATTGATACATCTGATGCAATTGAACAGGAAAAGTTTGAAAGACTTTTTGAACTTGTTGAAGAGAATCCCAAATGCATTAGACATTATGATTGGGTTTTACTTGACGAGGCGCAAGATAGTGATGTCGACCAGTTTAGTTTTATTTTTGGTATGATTAACCCACCGAATTTTTTTGTGGTCGGAGACCCAAGACAAAATATCTACCAGTTTAATGACGGTGATTCAAAATATATGCTTACTCTTGCGCGACAAGATGGAGTAAAAAGAATTTCTCTTAATGAGAATTATCGTAATGGAGACGAAATTTTATCTTTCGCGCGCAGACTTATACGTCCAACTGGTATTATTGATGACTCTATTGCAAAGGTATCTGGTGGAAAAGTTTTTGAAAAACGATTATCTGTTGATAGCTTAATTACTGGTTTTAAAAAAATGTCGAACTACGGAGACTGGGCTATTTTAGGCAGAAGCAATGATAGAGTAAATTCAATAATTGCGCAATTAACTAATGCTGGAATTCCTTGTGATGGTTTTAAGCAAGGCGGATTAACTCGTCAAGAACTAAAAGAAAAAATGGAAGCAAATACTGTTAAAGTTTTAACCATACATAGCGCGAAAGGCTTGGAATGGGATAATGTGGTGGTTATGGATACAAGAATTGGCAGAAACGAAGAAGATAGATTTCTTGCTTATGTAGCAGCCACTCGCGCGAAGAAAAAGCTTTATTGGAATGCGGAACCTCCGCAATGGGATAGACCAAGAAAAAAGAGGAATGAATGGGCTGAGGAGTGGAATTAAAATGAAAATGTATGATTATTTAGTGAGTTATCATTTCCAGCAGGAAGGATATTTATCTTTTTCAATAGGAACCTCGCAAATATCTGTTAAGAAAAAAATTACTACTTTTGAAGATATAAATAAAGTACAAGAAACTTTATCAAAATCAATTGAAAAAGCAAAAAATTTAGCAATATTTAATATATGTTATCTTGGAAGAAATAAACATTAAAAATTTTGGAGAAAGTTAATTTGACTTTCTCCTTTTTTTATGGTATAATAAATATATAATGAGATAGAAAGGTGATAATCATGATTAAATGTTCATCTTATGAAGAGTTGAAAGAAAAATATCCTCTTGATGGAATTCATAATTATTGTTATGTTGTTGATAAAACAAAAGAAAATTGTCTTACAGAAGCAGATTTAAAAATTTTAAAAACAGCACATCCAAATGGTTATTTTGATAAAGAAAATTGGAAGTATGAATATTATTATATTTCTTGTTATATAATGTATGACCATTATTGTTTTGATGGAGAGTATTGGTATCTTGGACTTGATAGTTGGGATGGTATATACTTTGTGGATAATCTTCCTGATTTTGGCGTAGTTCTCAAAGGAATTAGAGGTACTTTTCGAACAATAGAAGAAGCAGAGAAACATAAAGAATATTTGGAAAGTGAATATATGTTTCAATTTTAAATAGGAAGGAGAAAATAAATGACTGAATATACAGCAAATGATATTCAAACTCTTGATTTTAGAACGGCAATCCGTTCTCGTATTGCCATGTATATGGGCAGCGCAGATAATCAAGGGGTACTCCAATGTGTAAGAGAAATTATCACCAACTCCATTGATGAAGCAACAATGGGGTTTGGTAATAGAATTACAATTGATTTATATGAAGGCAATCGTATTAAAATTGCTGACGAAGGTCGTGGTTGCCCTTTTGGATTGCGCGATGACGGCACAGAGGCACTCGAAGCGATTTACACAATGGCACATTCTGGTGCAAAATTTAATGATAAAATTTTCCAAAACGTAGCAGGCATGAATGGTATTGGCGCGAAGGGTGTAGCGTTGTCTTCTGATTATTTTCATGTGACAAGCGTGAGAGATGGAAAGCTTGCCGCTCTGACTCTGGAAAAAGGTATTAAAACCAATTTTATGATTGGAGATTTTGAAGAAGGTGTAACTCGTCATAGTGGAACAACTGTAACTTTTGTTCCTTCCCAGGAAGTATATAATCTTGAACCCGTCAAATTCGACTTTGAAGAAATTAAAAAGATGTGCCAAGACTGGTCTTATTTGTCTAAAGGTATCTCCTTCATTCTTCATAATCATATCACAAATGAAAAAGTAACCTATCTTTCTAAAAATGGCTTGATCGACCTTATGAAAGAAAAGGGCGGAAAACTTCTTCACAAAACTCCTTTGCATATCGTTGTAGAAGAAGATAAAATTGAAGCAGAAATTGTAATGGGTTGGACTGGCGGCCGCAATGAAACTTGGCACGTGTTCACAAATGGTCTTGAAAACTCTGAAGGCGGCACTTCCTTAACTGGTATTAAAACCGCACTTACAAACTTCTTTAAGAAGAAGCTGAAAGGTGAAGCCGCACCAGATATTCTACGCAAAGGACTTTTCTATGCAGTAACCTGTAAAGTGCCTAATCCTTCTTTCGCTAATCAAACCAAAACGAAAGTAAACAACCCCGAACTTCGTGGCCTATGCCAGCGCGCAACCACTCAAATGCTTGAACAGTTTGAGCATCGTCATAAGGACGAATTTGATAAGGTGCTTGAACTACTCACCAGAGAACTTAAGGCTGAGGCTGCTGCTGAGAAGACGCGCAAGCAAGTTTTGGAAGCAACTAAGGACATCGAAAAAAATCAAAAGCGAAAAGTCTTTTCTTCCGACAAGTTAAAGGACGCTGAATATCTCGGACAGGACTCTACTCTGCTTATTGTGGAGGGTGATTCTGCGGCAAGCTCTATTGCTAAGGCGCGCGATTATAAGAAATATGGTATCTTAGCAATTCGTGGTAAAATGTTGAACTGTCTCGCACATCCAGATGATAAGATTTTTGAAAATGAAGAAATTAAGCTTTTGCTTAGTGCGATGAATATTATTCCCAATAAGTATAATAGCGAAAAGCTTCGTTATGGAAAGATTGGCATCTGTGTCGATGCTGATAGCGATGGTGGGCATATCGCTTTGCTTATTATGTCAGCACTTCATTATCTCGCGCCAAAGTTCCTTGACGAGGGAAGACTCTGTTGGTTAAGGTCTCCTTTGTATATTGTAAAGAATGGCAAGACTTATTCTTACTACTTTACTGATGAAGAGTTTAATAAAGTGAGAGGAAAGATTCGTGGTGAAGTCACTCGTGCCAAGGGATTGGGCGCGCTCTCTCCCGAAATGGCTCAGGAGTCTATGTTTGGTGAATATCAGAGAATGGATATTCTTGAAGTGGATGAGAGTGCGAAGGTTCTGCTTGAAGATTTGATGGGCGTTGATGTAGAGCCAAGAAGAAAATTTGTGTTTAATGAAATTGACTTTTCGGAAGTGAGAGAATAATTATGAGAAAAACTACAAAAGAAATAATTAAAATTTTTGAAAATGATACAAATTTAGATTATTTTAAAATTATTGACAATAATAAATTAATATATTACGATACAAGAAATAATGATATTAGTATTATTATTCTTGGATTAGATGGTAGAATTTTTAAAATTTTAAGAGAAGTTAATTTTTCACAGGTGAGAGAATAATCATGAAATATTTCTTTAATGGAAAAAATTATGAAATGCCAGATATTGAATGTTCTTATACCATTTTAAATAGAATTTTAGTTGAAAAAGAAGATGATGAAAAAGTTCCCTTTTTCGCATTCGACAATGAAAAATTGAAACTTATAATTATTTTTGGAAAAGAAATTAAAGAATAATAAAGTTTGAAAGTTTTCTAAATTTATTATATAATATATATGTAAGTTGAAAGGAGGAAACAAATGAATTTAACTCCTATTATAAAAGACTCCTTCGCGCAATATTCTGGCGCCGTCCTTCAATCTCGCGCACTTCCCGATGTGCGCGATATGCTGAAGCCTTCGGCGCGACAAATTTTCTATTGCCTTTATACAGATAAATTCACTCACAATAAACCCTTTAAGAAAACCCTAAAGGCTATTGGTAGTGCAATGCGTATGTATATCCATGGCGATAGTTCGTGCGAAGGAATTATAATGCGAGCTTCGCAAGATTTTGCTATGAGATATCCTTTCGTAGAAGTGGAAGGTTCTAACGGCGACCCTGTCCTAAGCGGTAACTGGTCTGCGCCTCGTTATACTTCTTCAAGACTATCCCAACTGGCAAATTACTTGTTTGAAGATATAGAGAAAAATACCATTAACGAGTGGCGAGATAATTATGACGATACAGAACAGTATCCTGCCATTCTCCCCACAAAGGGCTTTTATGGAATTGTTAATGGCGGTATGGGCATCGGTGTAGGTGCAGCTTTTAGTTGCCCGCAATTTAACATCAAAGATGTCAATGCCGCACTTGAAAAACTACTCGACAATCCAGATATTGACTTTGAGGAGATTTATTGCGCGCCGGACTTTGCGAGTGGCGCAATTCTTCTTAATGAGTCCGAAGTAAAAGAAAGCCTTAAAAAGGGAACTGGACTTGCTTGTAAGTTGCGGTCTGTTGTATCTTTTGATTCAACTGAAAGATGTTTAATTGCAACAGAAATTCCTTATGGGGTTTATACAAGCACCATTTGCGGTGAACTTGATAAAATTCTTGAGGATGAAGCCAACCCTGGTGTAGATAGGTATAATGACCTAACCAAGGGAACTCCTATCATCAAAATTTATCTCAAACGCGCGGCCAATCCAGATAAGGTGTTGAAGTATTTGTATAAGAATACTTCTCTCCAATCTCATTTTGGTATCAATCTCACAATGCTTGAAAATGGTCGTTTCCCCAAAGTGTTTGGTTGGAAAGAAGCTCTTCAAGCTCATATTGACCATGAGAAGGTAGTTTATCGTAGAGGTTACGAATTTGATTTAAACAAGATAGAACAGCGAATCCATATTATTGATGGTTTGTTTATTTGTCTTGCCCAAATCGAAGAAGTAATTCAAACAATCAAATCCTCTGTTTCAACTACTGCCGCAAATAAGGCTTTGTGTGAGAAGTTCCTTCTTGATGAAGCACAGGCAAAAGCAGTTTTGGATATGAAACTTTCTCGTTTGGCTCATTTGGAAGTAGAAAAAATTGAGAAAGAGAAAGAAGAATTAGAAAAAGAAGCCGCCAAGATAAAAGAACTTTTGAGTAATACTGTTTTATTTAACGAACAACTCAAACTTGGTTGGCGCGAAGTGGCTAAAAAATTTGGTGACGCGCGCAGAACTAAAGTAATGAATTTGGTCGTTAATGAAGAGGAACCCACCGAAGTTCGTCAACTCATTCTGAACTTCACCAACCACGGGAACATTTTTATCTCTGAAA